GTGCGTCTGATAATTTCCTTAGACTACAAGCTGAAATCGCTAAAGGAGGTACTGGTGAGTTTGTTTCTTTTACTCGTCGTATTCTTGCTGTTATCGGGGTGTCTACGCTCTGTGCGTGTATCATCCTCTGTACCCTCTTCCCCACCGCAGAAATCGTCACCCTTACCAACGCAGACGGAGAAGGAGTTAACGAGTTCTTCTTTGGACTCATCAGCTTTCAAGCTAACCAAGAACCCATATCGATCTCTTCTGGACACATCAGCCTTATGGGATGCACGGTAATACTGCCTTGTATCCTTGGTTTCTACTTTGGTCCAAGTGGTCGAAGAGGTTGACAGTCAAGAACTTTTCCTCTTTACTAATAGATAAATTTAATCGACAACTAGCAACAACTAGTCCCTCGACCCGCTGCGGCGGACAATCCTGTGAAGACGAACGGAGTGAAAGTCATTGGTAATCATAACAACATCAATAACTTATAACATAGGAGATATATATTATGTCAGACGTAGATCCAAGTCGCGTAGGCTTAAGAGGTGCTGGTAAAGGTTTATCCGCCGGTACCGATAATGACGAGTTGTTTCTCAAAAAGTTCAGCGGAGAAATTCTGCAAACCTTTGAGGAGTCCAACATCTTCAAGCCACTACACACAATCAGAACCATTGAAAACGGTAAATCCGCTCAGTTCCCAGTAACTGGTATTGCTACCGCTAACTACCACACTCCCGGTGAAAACATCGCCGACAACGGTAATAGCTACATCAGCGATATTGCTAAGACTGAAAGAGTAATCACCATCGATCAGATGCTTGTTGCTTCCACTTTCTTAGCTAACATCGACGACGTAAAGAACCACTACGACATCCGCAGCGTTTACGCTAACGAGTTGGGTAAAGCTCTTGCCGTTCGTTTCGACACAGCTATCGCTAAAGTATTCATCGCTGCTTCCCGTGATTCCGCTAACTTGACTCAAGTAGGAAACACTGGTGGACGCTACAACGTAGCTGACGGTGAGTTCGGTACTTCCAACATTGTTGCTGGTACACCTGAGTCTGTTACAGGAGCTGAACTTGTTAGTGCTTTCTTTGCAGCTGCTCAAAAGCTTGACGAGAATGACGTTCCTTCCGACGGCCGCTTCTGCGTTCTTCGTCCACAGGAATACTACAAGTTAGTAACTGGTGCTGATTCTAACAACGCCTTCACCCTTTCAGCTTCTGCTGCTAATAAGGATGTTGGAGGAGCCGGTAGCCTTGCTGCTGGTAATGTTCCACAAATCGCTGGTATCAGTGTTTTCAAATCTAACCACATTCCTTCCACCGATCTATCTGCTGTTACTAGCGGAGACGGCTCAAGCGTCAATGACGTGTTTGGTGCTAACGGTGCTGGATACAACGGTGACTTCCGTAATAGCTTGGGTATTGTATCCCACGCTGCTGCAGTTGGAACCGTTAAGTTGCTTGATCTTGCTACCGAATCGGAGTATCAGATCGAGCGTCAAGGTACGTTATTTGTCGCTAAGTATGCTATGGGTCACGGAGTTCTCCGTCCTGAGTGTGCTATCGAACTGATTGCGTAACGCTCTTCTCTCGGTGTTGGGGAGGTCTGTGATTCGTTCCGCTCCCCTCCACTGATTATATACTTTATAGAACATCATGGCTTTAACGACTAAACTAAATGCAGTAAATACAATGATCAGTGTTATCGGGGAAGCCCCGGTTAATACACTTGGAGGTACAGCAGTTCCTGTTACAGTCGTTCAAGCAGAAGCAGTCCTCGACGAAACCAGTAAAGCTATACAGTCAGAGGGTTGGCATTTTAATACGGAGCACGAGTACGTACTTACTCCCGATGCTTCAACGTCTAAGATTAACTTACCAAGCAACACGCTAAAGGTAGACTTAGACCCACAAATTTATACAGACAGTGATCCAGTACAACGTGGACTTTTGTTATACGACAGAAAGAATCACACGGATGTATGGACCAAAGAGGTGAAAGCCTCTATTACTTTTGAGTTAGCATTTACAGATATGCCTGAGCAGTTCCGTCATTACATCACAGTTAAAGCAGCTCGTATCTTTGCTAATCGATTCTTAGGAAGCAGAGAGATCGAAGGGTTTGCTTTACGGGATGAGATCGAAGCGAAAGCACGTGCTATTGATAGTGACTCTGAAAATGCTGACAGAACTATCTTTGATCACTACAGCGTACTAAGAGTATTAGACAGATAAGAGATGCCTCTGTTAGTAAACAGTGTACCGAATCTCGCACAGGGAGTATCACAACAGCCTGACAATCTCAGGTATCCCGGTCAATGTGACGAGCAAATAAATGCTTGGGCTACTGTTGTTGAGGGGTTGGTTAAAAGACCACCTACTACATACACAAAGAAGATAGACAGTAGTGATCCCGGTGCTAACTTATTCACGCACTTCGTAAAGAGAGATGAACAGAATAAGTACTGTGTTGCTGTTTCTTTAGGGGGTGTCGGTGTTATTGATCTTGATACTGGAAACAATATACCAGTAACTACTACTGCTACAGCTACTAGCTATCTTAGCGGTATAACAAATCCACTGAAAGACTTACGAGCATTGACAGTAGCTGACTATACGTTCCTTGTTAATAACAAAAAGACGGTAGCTAAAAACACAACTGATCTAAGTAAAGTACCTGAGGATGAAGCTATTATCTTTGTTAAGTTAGGAGATTATAATAAAGCTTACAGTATATACATAGACGATAATTTAGTTCCGTTATCTAGTACTCTAGCCTCTAATCCACACTCATACACACAGCATGGTTTTGAACCTGCTACTTATATCAGTGGTGGTAGTAGTACAGCTAAGTATGCAGACACTGGTTATATAGCACAAGATTTAGCACTTTGTTTAAGCGATGAATTTAACGGCACTCTTTCAGGTATAGATACTATTACTGTTACAAGTGGTGGTAGTGATTATCTTGGCGGATCGGAAATATATAAAGTAGAAGTTGAAATAACACAGCCTACATTTTCTGATGTTGTTGCTTTAGGAGTTGCTACCGTAAATGCTTCAGGGGACCCAGCAAAAGGACCAATAACAAGCGTTGATATTTATAGGAGCGGTAATAATTTTAGCACAGACCAAGCGACTTATCCTTTAATATTTACTGTTAAATCTTACGTAAGATACAACGACGGATGGTTAGATATTTCCGATCAACATACAGGTTCAGACGCTACATTTACAGCAACGCTTGCTACTAGAACATCCTTAGAGATAACTAGAAAAGGCAGCGTTATTCGTGTAAAGAGTGACGACGGTCCTTTTAAGATTAGAGTAGAGGACGGACTATCCAACGAAGCGTTAGGTTTAGCGTATCAGGAAGTAGGTAGTATAACAGACTTACCTAAATCTTGTTTTAATAACTTTAAAGTTAAAGTAATAGGAGACGCTGACATAGACCAAGACGATTACTTTGTAAGATTTACTACTAAAGATAAGAGTGAGTTTGGGGAGGGTACTTGGGTAGAGACTGTAGGATGGACAAGAGATGAGACAGAGAGTGGTGTTCTTAATCCGATAGAATTTGAATTAGATGCTACTACGATGCCTATCACTCTTGTTCCTGTTTTAAACGGGAGTGGTGACGTTATTTCTTTTAAAGCACAATCACCCGAAGAAGACTTAGACTTAGTACCCCCAGCTGTAAGTGGTTGGAGAAAGAGACAAGCGGGTAACGACGAAACCAATCCATTCCCATCTTTCGTAGGTAATAAGATCAACGATGTATTCTTCTTTAAGAACCGTTTAGGATTCCTCACAGATAGCAATGTTATCTTTAGCGAAGCAGATGAATACTTTAACTTCTTCCGTACTACCACACAACAGCTACTAGATAGTGCACCGATAGACGTTGGACTGAGTCATACAAAAGTAGCTGTTCTTCAACACGCTGTACCGTTCCAAGAGAAGCTGATGTTATTCAGTAAGCAGTCACAGTTTGTATTACGTGGAGCAGATATATTAAGTCCTAAGACTGTATCTATATCTCCTGTTACTGAGTACGATATATCAGACAGTGTACAACCCATAGCTCTAGGTAATTATATATACTTCACTTTTAGACGGAATGACTTTGAAGGGATGTACGAATACTTTGTTGATAACAATACAGAGACATTCCAAGCAGAAGAGATTACTCAACAAATACCTAAGTATATAGCTTCACAAGTAGAGAAGGTAGCAGGTTCTCAAGCAGAGAATACTATCGTTGTTAGTTCTAGTGATGATCGTAATACATTGTTTGTATATAAGTACTTCTGGTCGAATAAAGAAAAGATACAAAGTGCTTGGATGAAGTTCACCTTTGGTCGGGAGGTGCGAGGGTTTGACTTTATCGACAGTAACTTGCATCTGCTAACTAAGGATGATGACGGGTTACACCTCGAACAGCTTACACTTGAAGACGGTATAAAAGATCAAGGGTTGGATTATATGTTATACTTAGACAGCAAGATAGACGGTAGTACATTAACTACTAGCTATAGTGCTGTTGATAAGACTACTACGATTAGCGGTTTCCCGTATGACCCAACAGATGTTACTGTATATACAAAGAACGGACATAACGTAACATTTACTAGGACATCAGCTACAGAGGGTACAGTGAGTGGAGATCTTACATCTACTGATTTCTTTGCTGGTATTCCGTACAATATGTTGTACAGGTTCTCCGATCAAACACTAAAGCAACCAACAGAGCGTGGTGGAAGAAGTGCATCTGATTACGCATTCCAAACGATTCGTACTGGTAGCTTGAACTACGCAGAGACTGGACACTTCACCGTTGAAGTAACCCCGAAGTACAGGGATAAATATAGCTACGCATTCAATCCTGATATACTGGGAGCTAACTTAACACTTAATAGTTTCACCCCTCAAGACGGTCACTTCCGCTTCCCGGTACAGTGCCAACCTAACGAAGCAAAGATAGAGGTTGTTACCGATTCTGCTTTACCAGTTAAGATATTAGCTGCAGAGTTTGAATCGATGATGATACCGAGAAGTAGAAGATATGGAGCTTAGAATAGATGAAGCACACGGTGATATGGATTCATTTGATCTGTACGAAGACCTGCGGGAGGAAGATATGTTAGAGATCCTCGGACTTATGCACCACCCACGTGACGCTGTTATTATGTCTTACGCTACATCTAGTAAGTGTTACAGCGTAAAAGATGATATGAATAACTTGTACTGTTCATTTGGTGTAGCTCCTATCGAAGGTACTAATATCGGAAGTGCTTGGTTATTAGGTACTAGAAGATTACCAAAGATTAAGAAGTTCTTTTTGAAGCACTCCAAGGAACGCATGATG